CTCCGCCAGCGCCACGGCTACAAGACACCCGATCAGATCAGGGCTGAACAGAAAGGCCTTGAACCCGAAGCCGCCACGGGGGTTAAGATGGCAGCATAACCAGCGCAGCGCGCTGTCTCAAAACCGTGCCCCAGTACAGTCCAGCCTGAACGCCGCAGCCCTCGTGTGGTCGAAAGCGCCCGATATCGTCAGCGCCCATGATACCGGGCCGCTGATCCGCTCGCGCAATGGCTTCTGGCTGGCGATCCCGACGGCAGCCGCCGGAAAATCCCGCCGCGGCGGCCGGACCACCCCGGTCGAATGGGAACGCCGCACGGGTCTGCGCCTCCGCTTCGTCTATCGCCCATCCAGCCCCAGCCTGCTCGTTGCCGAAGGGCGGCTCAACAAGGGCGGCCGTGCGGTTGCCTCGCGCTCGAAAACCGGCCGCGGCCTGACCACGGTGCCGATCTTCCTGCTGGTGCCGCAGGTCAAGCTGCCGAAGCGGCTGGATCTCGACCGGGACAACGAGCGGGCGCGTGACAGCTTGCCCGGGCTGATCGTGGCGAACTGGCTGGAAAGGAGATGGTAGTGGTTAATACACGAGCCTATTGAATGAAATCTGTGCTGGCATCCATCGTAGAGAAAGAAAGTTCAGCGCTCACTCCTTTTATGTCAACTTCACTTAGGTAAAACCGACAATCATCACTAAATCCAAGAAGATTAGCAATGTCGTTCGGTGTGAGCGCAGCCGTCGCTATACATGTCTCAAGGTTATCGTGTCGTGAGCCCTCGCTTCCACCTGAAGATCCTTCGGTTTCAATTTGATCCATGCAGGAAGTTCCCCAAACGATATGAAGGATCTCTATTTCTGAAAAATATATGCGCTTAACAGGAATTGCTGAGCGGAAATCACTTACCCGCAGCACATTCATCTGTCCGAGATGACGTGGTTTTCTTATATCCTCCGGCACAATGATAGTTTCGAAGAATTGGTGCAGCTCGCGATCCGTTGTTGGGCGAGATTTCATGCAATGAAGTCGGTGCTTGAGCTCGAGGGGATCAGTTGGATCAATTGGACTGAGCACTCGCACGTGAAAGCATTTTGGATTTTCCCATTGCTGCTCCATTGTTTTCTTGGCTTCGTCGATCGTTGCAACCTTAATTTTCTGAATTTTCGGATCAATTAATTCGATTCCCCATGAAAAAGATTCGACAGTGTATGTCATGCGCTCTTTTGCCTATCTTTACATGTCTGATGTGCTGTGGCTACTTGACGGAACTACGGTTGGCCACTCGTGTATATTGCGCTCGTGGATAGTGGTTTCCCTTCGATCGAACATGGACTGACCAGTACATGTAAAAGTGCCCCCACCGCTTCGTGAAGATGTGAAACTAAAAAGACAATGCCCAGCTCTCGCGAAACCATCCTCACCGCGCTGCACGTGCGGCTCTCGGCGCTGCCCGCCACCGCCCTGCGCGGTGAGGTCCTGCCCGAGCGAATCCCGGCCAGTGGCCTGCTGATCCTGCGCGACGGCGAACCGGGGGAGCCCGAGGTGACGCTGTCGCCCCTGAGCTACCACTACCAGCACCGCGCCGAGATCGAGGCGGTCGTGCAGAGCGCCGACCGTGACGCCGCCTTCGACACCCTGACCGCCGGCATCGGCGCGGCGATCGCCGCCGACCGCACGCTGGGCGGCCTCTGCGACTGGGTCGAGGCGGAAGCGCCGCGCCCGGTGGATCTGCCGGTCGAGGGCGCGGCAAGCCTGAAGGCCGCGGTGATCCTGGTCGTTCTGCACTATTCCACGTCTGATCCGCTGGGCTGATCAGCCGATTTCGCATCCCTGTTCGGGGCTCGGGGGGTGCATTGCCCCTCCAGCTTCGCGCCGCTGTCGATTCTCAGGCTGTCATAGGTGATGTCGCCGACCATACGCGCGCTGGTATGCAGTTGGACCGTACCACCCGTGATCTGACCATTGAATTGCCCCTTGATGGCAATGCGGGCGGCCTCAAGCTCGCCCTCAACCTCGCCCGTCTCCTCGATGATGATCGAGGACGCTTCCACCCGCCCCTTGACATAGCCGGGCAATTCGACCGTGCCGGGAAATGAGAGCTCGCCGGTAATGCGTGAGCCCGCGCCAAGATGCGAGCGGCCACCGGACCCGGAGACGGGATGTTTTTCGTCCGTCATTCAATTCTGCCTTTACGAGTTTCGGCCCTCTCGGAGCTCATCTGTTTCCACATACAGGAGAAACCACCATGGCACGAGCCCAGGGGGCGCGGGCGCAGATGGCGCTTGCGTTCGAGACGACCTATGGAACGCCGCCGGTGGGCGGTTTCACGAAGATGCCCTTCGCCAGCACCTCGCTGGGGGCCGAGCAGCCGCTGCTGACCTCGGAGCTTCTCGGCTACGGCCGCGACCCGCTGGCGCCGATCAAGGATGCGGTCACGGCCGACGGCGAGGTGGTCGTGCCGATCGATGCGCAGGCGTTCGGGTTCTGGCTGAAGGCGGCCTTTGGTGATCCGACCACGACCGGCACCGGACCCTGGACGCATGCGTTCAAGTCGGGGTCGTGGACGCTGCCCAGCCTGTCGATCGAGACCGGCATGCCCGAAGTGCCGCGCTATGCGATGTATTCCGGATGCGTGCTCGACCAGATCAGTTGGCAGATGCAGCGCTCGGGGCTGCTGACCGCGACCGCGCGACTGGTGGCGCAGGGCGAGACGGTGGGCACGACCACCAGCGCCGGAACACCCGCAGCGCTGGAACTGAAGCGCTTCGGGCATTTCAACGGCGCGATCACCCGCAACGGCACGGCGCTCGGCAACGTGGTTTCCGCCGAGATCACCTATGCCAACAACCTCGACCGGATCGAGACCATCCGCTCGGACGGGCGCATCGACGGCGCGGACCCGTCCATCGCTGCGCTGAGTGGACGGATCGAGGTGCGTTTCGCCGATCAGGTACTGGTGGACCAGGCGATCAACGGAGAGGCCTGCGAGATGGAATTCGCCTATGTCCTTCCCTCGGGCCAAAGCTTCACCTTCACCGTGCACGCCGTCTACCTGCCGCGCCCCCGCATCGAAATTTCCGGGCCGCAGGGCGTGCAGGCGAGTTTCGACTGGCAGGCCGCGCGCGACGCCACTGCTAACGGCATGTGCACCGCCACCCTCGTGAACGACATGGAGACCTACGCCTGATGCTTACCCTCGATCTGACGAACGCGCCGCGCTGGCATGACCTCGCCCCCGGCGTCCGGGTCCAGCTGCGCCCGCTCACCACCGCGCTGATGGTGGCGACCCGCAGCGATCCGACCGTCGAGGCGGTGCCCGACGATACCCCGGAGGAAGACTCCGACCAGACCCCCGATGCAGATCCGGCGGTGATCTCCGATGAGGAGCGCGCCATGGTTTTGCCAAGGCGCTCGCGCGCCGCGCGGTGCTGGCCTGGGAGGGCGTGGGCGACGCGGCCGGCACCCCCATAGAGCCGAGCCCTGAGGCCATCGACGCGCTCCTCGATATCTGGCCGATCTTCGAAGCCTTCCAGCTGGTCTACGTCTCGAAGGGTCTGCTGCTGGAACAGGAAAAAAACGCCTCCGCGCCCTCGCCGAGTGGGAATTCGGCGGGGGCGCGCGCTACTGCGACGCCTGCCAAGCGGCGTGCCAGGACTGCCCGGCGCGGCAAAACCAGCCGCTGACCCTCGAGGGCTGGCAGGTCTGGGACCTGGTGGGCCGCCTCGGTGGCCAGCTGCGCGTGACGCCCGGTGCCGTGATCGGCTGGGACATGTCGGCGGGCCTCTCGCTGGGCCATGCGCTGGGCATCCCGGCCTGCGCCATGGCCGAACTGCTCCCCGCCCTCGAGGCGGTGATGGTGCGCAAGGCGAACGAGGCATTGGCGGCCGATACAGATGCCGGCGTCAGGCCTTGATCTTCTCGATCAGCATGATGTCCGGCAGCCCCTCGAAATGCGCGTCGCAGGTCAGCACTGTTGCGCCATGGGCGCGGGCCGTCGCAAAGATGATGGCATCCGCGGTCGCGAGCTTGTGAGTGCGGCAGGCCTCGGCCGCTGCCAGCGCGATCTCGGTGTCGAGCGGGACCACATTGCAGACCTGCGTGAAGGCGATCACCTGATCTACCTTGTCCTCATCGGCCTCGCGCGTGAGCCACTTGGCGAGCTCGAGCTGGACCATCGTCGGCACCAGCCAGTCGGCCTGCTCGGGAATACGCGCGGCGACCTTGGCGCCGGTTGCCGAGTCGATCAGCCATTCGATCCAGGCCGAGGTATCGACGAGGATCATCAGACGCGGTCTGCACGATCGCGGTAATCATCCGGTCTGGCGCCTTTCGCGAGCCCCTTCAGATCATTCTTCTTCGGCACCGGCACCAGCAACACGCCCGTGCCTTTCGGGATGAAGGCAAACGTCAGCCCGGCTTCCCAATGCTGGGCAGCCCGGATCGCCTTGGGGATCGAGATCTGGAACTTCGAGGACAGGGTCGCGGTCTCGGCCATGGTCATACTCTCAATGTATCGATGACAAGAACGTAAGACGCCGATGCGGCGAAAGCAAGGAGTCTGACCGATGGCCGAGAAACGCGTTAGCGTCCGCCTCGCGGCCGTCGGTGGCCGACAGGTGCGCGCCGAGCTCGAAGGCGTGGGCGAGGCCGGCAAGCGCGGGTTCGGGCGTCTGAGCCAGGAGATGGAGGCGGCCAACCGGCGGCTCGCGGGGTTTGCACGGCGCGTGCGGGTGGCCTCTGCCGCTGCCGTGGCCGCCGCCACCGCGGCCGGTGTTGCCATGGTGCGCTCGGGGCTGCAG